TAAGCCTTTTATGTATTTCTGAAAGATACTTTCGAAATCCCTCGACATCTAAAGTGGCTTTATAGTGGTTGCAGCTCCTACAAGCTGGCATGTAATTTGAAATGTCGTCTGCTCCACCTATCCTAAGCGGTGTTGCATGGTCTACCTGCATATCTTTGTAAGCTATTTCTGTACCACAATAAGCACAATGTCCGTTATACATGAGATATACAGATTGTCTCACTTTTTTAGATATTGCTTTTCTTTTATTCATTCTTACCTCTCAATTCTTTCAGTTTTGCTTCGGCTTCGGATTTTGTCAGAAACCAAGTTTCATTAAAGAACCTATCTGTTAAAATATGTCCTGTTCCATACTTAACATTCTGATCACACTCTAAGTACCAGCCGCGCCTTGTCAGTACGAAATTCTCTACTTTCTGATGATAGACTTTGTTATTTTCACTATGCCTATTTAATATGTTCAGCTTGTAATTGACCTGACTAGGAACAAAATAAACATCATCTCTGATTTTACAAGGTAACTTGACAAGTCTGCCCTGTTCCTCTAAGTCCTCATATTCTTTCAGTTTTTCTCTTAAATCAGCTATCGCCCATAAATTACGATAAAACAATGCCAGAAGTCCTACTGTACTATCTATTTCTACTGAAAGCATAGAACCCATATATTCCTCAAATTCTTCATCTGATAAATCAGTTAAATCTACATTGCAAATATCTTTCATAAGACTTCTTGCAAGCTGCCTACTGTCAATGTCTAAATTGTAATCTCTGTATCTTGCATTACGCTTATTATCTATATAGCAACTATTATGTGCCAGTTCAATCATAGACATATCAGATGTATTTTTATTACTTGTAAGTCTTTTCATTTGCCTTCCTCCTTCTGCTGCCATCTCTATTGTATTTATCCGCCGACTTATAGAACGGACACGGCTTGTCCTCCTTGGCACAATATAACTCAATAAGCCCCTTACAATCTTTCTGTTCCAGATTAATCATAATACAATCTCTATTGACCATCATTACTACCTCCCTCAAAAAGTCCCTTTAATATTGCATTAGCCAATTTATCCAACTTTTCATCTATTTTTCTATCAAGTTTTTTTGATACCTCTTCCTGCTCTTCATCTGTTAAAAGTGCCAGTTCACAGGTTTTCTTAATTCTTTCTTCAGCAAATGCCTTATCAATACCTGTATTAAGCATTGCTCTATATACAGTCTGTATTGCTGTTCCTAATTCTCCAACAAGTATTACTGGTGTTCCTTTTATTTCAATTCTATTTTTATCACATTTAATCATAATCATTCTCCATATTCTGTATTTATGCGGTCTACAGAGCTTTTAAGTGCTCTAATTCTTCCGCCAATGTAACCGCGTTTATTCGTGCTGCTTCTATCCGCATATTATCCGGTGTTGTATCAGATGCGCTGTAATCCTCGATAAACAGAGTAATCTTGCGATGTGCATCACATATTGCTTCCCAGCAATTCATATAGTTTCCAAGTGCGTCTACTTCGTCCTCACATTCTGTATTTATCGCATTTGCTGGCATTTCTGGCTCTGTTTTTTCTTTCTCTGCAGAAACTTTTTCAAAATATGGCGGTTTTTCCTGCTGCTTATCCACAAATGTATCTGTTTCCTGCACATTTCCTGTGGAATCTGCCTTATTATTGCCGTTTTCCGGTAAATACTCCGGATGATTAAGCACGCTGTCCTGCCCTGGTATCTGCTCCTCTTCCGCATTCTCTTCTACCGGCTGTGGCTTAGGTTTCTCAATCTTGGCTTTCTGCACCTTCTTTTCTTTCCTCTGCACTGGCTTTTCCTGTTGCACCGGTGCAATTTCTGCTTTTTTCGGATATTCCTCTTGATAGATGCTCGTCCACGCCTTAGCCGGATCTTCTGTATCCACTGCCATGTTAAATATATTTATCACAGCTTCCGCAATGTCCTCTATGTTCCACTCTGTCTTATCCATGCTTCGCACATTGGTTATCGTTATTCTTCCAGAGTCTGCCTTGATACTTAGCATAAGGCGGCCAACGCCCTGCAGGCGCACTGAATATATCATTTCTCCTGTAGGAGCTAATATATCTATCAGCTCCCCTGTCTCATATGATGATGTATGTATCTTCATAAACAGCTCCGGATTGTCATGAAACAGCTGATGAAGAACCTGTTCAAGCTCATTAAGTTCTTTCACTCTTTCATCTTTACCCTCGATCAAAACCTCTATGTCAGATATCTTCTTTTCCTCATCGATTTCCTTCTTAATGTCCTCTATTTCAGATTTAGAATAATCCGGGGATATTTCCTCTATGATTTCATCTGGCATATTAAGCATTAAAGCAAGTTTGGCATATCCAAATCCTTTATACTTATCCTCCAGGGTAGAATCATCTTCTTTACTTCCAAATCTCTCATTTATAGCAATAAATCTGGACACCTGTGTCTTATCCAAACCATATCTTGTTTTAGCATAATCAATTACATTGGCATACGGTGTATCCTTAAGAATATCTGTATCTCTGGCCACTTTTAAAAGATAGCCTATTCTTATAAAGCTTTCCGCACTCTTACTAAATTCTGTATCCAATGCCTGCTGCCACTCATCAAATGTTCCTGTAGGTATTATCTCTATCATATTTTGCTTCTCCTTCTGCTAAATTGCCTGCATAAAATCCGCTTCCAGAACATCCGCAAGTAACTGTCCAGCCAACTTACCACGCCATACCTTCTTCTGTTCCTCTCTCAGCTTCTTATACTCTTCCTTACGCTTTTTATCTGCTTTTATTCCCTGCTTTATTTCTTCCGCATTCATAACCTGCTTAAAATGCTCCATAAATTCATATAGAAATGGTATTGCTGGCTCAAGGTCTGGGTTCTGATTGTCTCCAGTTGTTCTTTTCTGCCTTATGTTTCCGGAAGCCTCTACTTCAAGTGTGTACCAAGGCATATCTTTCTGGTTAGTCTTCCTCAAAAAAAACGGATATGCTTCTCTCTGCTGGATCCTGTCGTAGTAAAAATCTGCATGGTCCATACAATGATTTAATGCTATCCCTTCTCGAACCATATCCTCTATACATACAGGTGCTACAACCGAATATTCGTTATTGCTGTATTCATACTTCTTTAAATCTGGCAGAATCTTATTGCACAATGGCCATTCTTTTTCTAACTTTTCCGTCTGATCCTTTATAGATGTTCCACGAGAAAATAATATTGCATTCATATGTGCCTGTTCGAGATTCTTCGGCATAGAAATCTGCGTGCTGGCAATATTCCATTTATTTTGTTCTGCAAGGCAATAATAATCCCTGTATGTAATAAATGTCTGTTTAAAGGTCTCTCCGCTTAATATCTGCTGCCGTCTTATGTAGTTGTATACTTTCAGATATTTTATTGGCTTAGGTAGAAAATTAAGTTCACTTATTTTTATTTCGTTTTGCCCGAATTCAGATATCATGCTATCTGGCCATATTGTATTTACCATCTTTTCATATTGCATCCACCTCAGTGTCATAATTGTAGGTGTCATCTCTTTTAATCTTTTTAAGCGCGCGTTATCGATTTTAAGCATCTTGGCTAATTCTGTTTCATTTTGATTCAGAAGTTTTTTATCATAACAACTTTTAATCATTTCACTAGCTAAACCTTGAAGATTAATTTTCATAAGCTTTTCTACAACAGGGTTTCCTTTTTCAATATATAAATATCTCGCTGGATTGCATGGAAGATTTGTCCACAAGTCAATCGCACTGTTTCTTAATACTGTCTTCTTTAAAGAACTTAGATTTCTGGTGTAAAGTTTATTCTTTTTCCTGTAGTACTCATATGGCAATGCACTTTCCTGCTTGCAAAATCGCATATATTTATTCTTATACGCTGTGTATACATATGTTGCAATTCTGCCATCAGCATACATGAAGGTTCTCTGACATTCACGAAAGCTCCAATCCGGCTTGTTATATGTAGCATTCCTGTATGCCGAACTGACTTCGTATTCCCTAATAATCACACCATTCTTAATTTTCTGAATGCAGTATGTATTTACTGTCCGTGTATATAAACCTTTTATCTTACTCCTGAGCTTAAATATAATTTTCTTATGACAGCAGGGACACTTGCCTTCTTGATTTCTTTTTGGTTTTATAAGTGGAACTTCCTTTTCGCAATAAGAACAGTATCCGGTAGAACTATGAATACTTTCATAAAAAATAAAATTTTCTTCCATTGCATCATGCTTGGACCATCTTTCAAATCCAGGCAAAATAGACGGAGTAAGTGCCAACTCTTCATCCCACGGCTCTTGTTCTTTCTTCTCAATTCTTTTAATATCACGTAAATTGCAGCGGTGCTGATATTCTATTAATCCTTCAATCCCGTTTCTATTGGTATTTAAAAATTGTTTTATTTCATCTTTACCGCTATAGCTTTGCCAGATTGTTTTCTTTCTAATTTTAACATCCGGTTCGTAGTCGAAGAATCTTATTGTATTAATTCTATTTAAGTTACATACCTGTGTTTTTGTCCATCTTATCTCTCTTCCATCTGAAGAATCTCTTTCTCTTGTAATGTATTCATCTCCAGCAGGATTGCAGTAGATTTCATAAGTTGGATACTTAAAGCCTTTTGCAACATCCCTAGGAAAAAACATTGCTATCATCAGAATTTTCCCTCGACTCTGACATCTAATCATTAAGTCGTATTTCGTGCTGTATGTATATGTACGCCAGCTATATTTATATATAATCGGATTATCAAGTTTATTTTCTTGTGCAATCCTTTTCATTGCTGGTGTCGCATATATCCGTTTTAGTGTTCTTAATTCTTTTCTTCGCATATGGCAACACCCCGCAATCCATAATATTTATTTGCCTTTATAATTGTGCCGTCTACATATAATGCCTGAATATGTTCAATTTCCCGACTGTGTTTTTTCTCTTCTATCAGAAATATATAAGAACCTTTAACGCCCTTGCCTTTCGGTTTTTTACCTCTTACTATAATAAAATCTCCTCTTGTATTTACTATCCCTGCATTGTCATTAAGATGTGTTGCTTTTTCTTCTCTATCTGGATGCTTTCTAATATACTCACATGCCATAACTGCAAGCTGTATTCTGCTTATTTCTTTCAGAAGTGTAATTTCCGTACAGGACATTCTTGTGCCACTTCCGTCCTGATTAATTTCTCCACCAGCTTCTACAATAAAAAATCTAGAATTCATTCCGCTGTAATAACCTAATGCGCATAATGGGTTTTCAGCACAATGAAAACCGTTATGTGCACATTTAGCCTCATTTTCTTTATATGTTTTTCCTGGTTCATATTGCATAATGCCTTTCCCAAGAGTGGCGCATAAGTCTGAATCAAATGCTTTAATTGCTCTCATATATACCTCCTATTTCAGATAATATTCATTGCACATTTTCTTAATCTCAGTTCTGTTAGGAATACCAAGATAAACCGGTCCTCTCATGTTTTCTTTACCGTCTTTTACCTTTGTAATTTCAATTATTTTATTGCTTATAAGTTCTTTAGTATCAAACGCTCTTGCCAACACCTTACTCATAAATACTTTAAGACTCTTGTCTTTACGTCTGACTGCTGCCCTTACTTTTTCATCATTAGTGCACACATCAATTACTATGTCATACCAATCTTCTAAGACGCCTTTAATTTCAAGATCTGTTTTTTCAATTTTTAATTTTCCCAGTGCCGCCATAAGCGGATTGCACAGTTCTGTCACATCTCCTGCTATATAATCCTCGGCATCAGCCGAATCAAGGCCATTCTCTCTTGCTATATCTCTTACAGCCTGTGTGTCTCCCTGCGCAAGCTGTGCGGCTGCTGCCTTGTTAATCTCTTCTGCACTATCAAACTCTCCAAACACTTCAAACATATTGTGTCCTCCTACAAATAATTTTTCATGAATAACTGCATCCACTCACTATGACTGAATACCTGTTCAAATCTCGTTTGACCTGCTCTTATGAGCTTTAAGTCTGTTTCCCTGCATTTATGTACAGCTTCCTTGCCCGTTCTGTGATGTTCTGGACACAGCCACACCTTTAAACCGTAATGCTCTGATATCTTTCTGTTTGCCGTTCCATGCATTATGTGATGGCACTCAAGCCCACCAGATGGAAGCGGTCTGAAAATGTTATTCTGCGTCATTATCTGCCGGCATATATAACATTCTTTTATGTCCTGCATTATGCTTTCCATGTCTCTCCTTTCCCCGCCCTGCGCACAGGGCGGAAC